GGCCACCGAGGCCATGGCGTCGAGATCCGTGAGCCGCAGGCTTGCGATGGGCCGGTCCAGTCTTCCGCGGGCCTCGAGCCATTTGCCGATCTCCTTTGCTGCTTCGCGCGTGACATGCGCCTGCCATTCATCCGGGGTCATGGGCTCAGCTGTTCAACCAGGCAGGAGCACCCCCAGGCGTTGCTGCCGATGTGGGCGCGCTAGGCTGTGCTTGCGCGGCCGGGGCCTGATGTGGCGCGTTGGACCAGCCCGTCTGGGCTGGGGCTTGTGCGTTCCAGGCTGCCGGCACCGCCGCTGGTGATTTGCGCGGTGGCGCATTGACCGGCTCGGGCGAGACGGTTTCTCCGCGCATGATCGCGGCGTAGGTGGGCTCATTGGGCAGCACCACATTCGCGATCTTGTTGCTGTCGCGGTAGTTCGGGTTGTCCGGGGCCTCGACCATGATCCGCGCGGCAAATGTGATGCCATCAAGCTGCTTGAGCCCTCCGATCACACGTTTGGCGCGGGCGGCCTCGCTCAAATCATCAGGTTTGAGGCCAAGGGCACTGTCGATCATCGCCCGGAAGGCGCTTTTCGAGATGTTCCAGCCCTTCGATTGGCCCTTTTCATCGAGCTTGCCACCAGCCACGGTGAAGTTCTGCCAGAACTTGCGCCGGGCATAGGGACCCTCAGTCACGGTGAATTCACAGTCGAGCATCTTCGCATCGCTGTGAGGCGAGGCTTTCAGCAGCCCCGCATCCATTTCACTGGCGCCATTTGCACCACCGGGGCGGAGTTTCATCATCACCTTGGCAAAGGTGCCATCGGGAATCAGCTCGCCCATTGGAGCCATTTGCGGACCAGCGTCGTTCAAATCAAAACTCATGGGAGTTGTCCTTTCCTGTTCAGGCTGGGGATAAAGTGGGAGGGGTCAGCGCCGAGCGGCCGTCAATCTTGGCCAGCAGCGCGGCGAGGTCCGGCGGCTCGGTCATGTCGAGACGGCCTGAGCGATCCTTCGCGGGTAGGCCCCAAGGATTGCCGGATTTGCACACGAGGCGACGGTCGGTGGATGTCACATCGAGCGTCCACGCGCCGTCCACATCCTTGCCAAAAAGCTGCATGGAGATGACCTGATCGACGATGCCCGGCAATTCACGACCCGCTTTGGTGCCTTCCATTTGTGGCACCCAAGACGACGCCCCGTACTCATCGGTGACCTTTTCCAGGACGCCAACGAAGATGACGGTCTTGCCACGCGCATGCTGCAGGTGTTTGAGCGCCTGAATGACCTCGCGCCCCAAAAGCCCGTAAGCCCCGCGCACATCCGGCTTTCCAGTCCGGTCTGAAAACGCCTCCGGCTGCTGCTTGGCATAGGCCATGGCCTGGCGCGTCAGATCCGTGATGCTGTCGACGAAAATGATTGAACGCTCTTTGAGAAAGGCCTCCAGCCCAGTTTCGGCGTATTCGCGCTGAACATGGGCATGGTAATCCGCCCCGTAATAACTGCTGGGATGCTGTGCCGGATCAGGACCTCCGATCAGGATCACAAGATCCCGAAAATCGGAAAAACTGCGGATCGGGATGCTGGGCCCGCGCCAGTCCTGCACGGATTTCATGCCAGCCTCGAGATCGAAGCACACCGCCTTGTCTGCAGGTAGTGTCTTGATCAGCGTGGTTTTCCCCACGCCCGGCGGGCCGAATACCGCCAACGACGTCTTGTTTTCAGATGCCGACAATCGTTCGTCGGCGGTGATGATGCGCAATGCCATGGCGCGCTCCTTTGGTTGGGTGAAAAATCAACGACGGCGGGGGGTGACCGGGTGCCGAAGGGGAGCCTGCCCTGCCTTGCGGTCAGGGCGTCCCCGCCGCCGCATTCAGGGGGCTTTGGCCGGCTCGAGCTTGAAGTTGGCCTTGCCAGAGCCGACGGTTCGCGCAGGCTCGAAGCCTTTGCGCCAGGCCTCTGGAAGCGCCCCGTACTTGCGCTCTGATACGGTCAGCTTGGTGTCGATGAACTCAGCCGGGTCCTCGCCGCTGTCGGCAATGTTCCGGGCAATCTGCGCAAGTATCTCCTGGTTCCAGTCGACGCGCTTCGGCAGATCTGCCACCACGGTGTATTCGCCATCAGCGATGCGCACCGTGCCGGTATCCTTGCCGCAGGCACGACGGGCCTCGGCAGCGCGGGAGGCATAGCGCACCTCAAGGGCGGCGTTGAACCGGGCGGTCGCGGCCTTCAACTGCTTGCTTGCATGATCGAGCTCGCCTTGAAGGGCGGCCAGCAACTCAACCGGCATCTGGGCCAAATCGCCAGTGGGCATGTTGAGCATGTCGTCCACGCTCGGGGTGTTTTCGGGATAAGTCATGGGGGGCTCCTTTTCGGGGGATGGGTCAGGCGGCTTCCGCGAGCTGCTTCACGGATGCGGAGGGAACGGCGCCCTTGTGTGGGCGGGCGATGGCTAGGTAGGCGAACCGGTCCGGGCCAAGGCGTTCCTGGACAAGGTGGATGCGACCGAGTTCAGAAAGCCGGTATGCGGTGTTTGCCGTGGCGCGCAGATCCTCGAGCGCGGGTTTGCCGAGCGTCGAGACATTGGGCGTGGTGTCGACCACCAGAAAGCCGCGGTGATAGACAAGGCGTGCGCCAGGCTCGGCGACATCAACCCACGCCATCAGCGTGATTTCTGAAATCGCGATCGAACTGGATGGGATATGCGCGATCATGCGGCGCACCCAACAATAGTCAGGGTCGGAGCTAGCACAGCAGTCTCGATATGCTTGGCTTCAAAGGCCTGGATATCAGTTTGGCGATAGCGCACATGCCGGCCAATCCGGACGAACTGCGGACCACGACCTTCGGCGCGCCAACGTTCCAGGGTGCGCGGCGCAATATTCCAGCGCCGGGACAAGAGCTTCGTGCTCAATAGGGTGTGATCTTGTTCCATGGCGGTCCTCATCGAGTTGATGAGGGCAACTTGCCAAACCCTTGGGTTGGAGGTCGTGGCATGAATGGTCGGTGAACAAAAATAAATTTTGTTGGAAAATCAACACCCACAAATTTTTCGGTCGGAGCTCCAACCCAACACCAACCATTCACCAACCAAGCTCCGACCGAACACCGACCGAATGAGCGCCAAAATCGAATCACGATGAGCGCCGGACACAAAAAAGCCCGCGCGAAGCGGGCCTGTTCAGCGTGTGACTCGGTATCAGGAGCCGACGCGCATCGTCACTACCAAAGCGGGTTCGAGCATGTAATAGCCTCGGCGCCCCGACACGGGATGGACGATATCACGCCATCCGTCGCGACTGGAAAAGAGGTAACTCAGCTTCAACGAGGTCGATCCCGCCGCTTCAAGGATATGCGCGCCGCGCTGCTCTGGATCCCCAGTGATGGCGCAGATGAACAAATAGTTCAAAGCGCGCGCCTGCATGTCGGTGAAGAGATAGTGTGCCCCATTCAAATCAAACGACAAAAATCGATCATAATCATTGGCATGAGGCGCGCCCACAGCCATAATTGTGTCCTCAAACTGAACGCGTTCTGATGCGCGGACGAGCAACGCATCCCGATAAACCACCCAGTCAGCACTTCCGCCTGGCGTCGTCACACTTCCACCATTCAGGGCGAAAGACTTAACCGGGCATGCCTGCTTACGCAAAACGCGCATCGCATCTCTCCGCCCGAGATCAACGACCCCCTCGAAATCGGCGTTGTGCTGGCCGGGGCGATCTTTCCGGTCTGCAATTACGAAGGTGCCATAGATCCGAACCGACAGGGTCAGCTGACCCATCTCCACGACATAGCCCAGCTCGGACTCAGAGATGCCCCAGTCCGCCAAGACCTCCTGTAGGGTGAAATAGTCTCGTGGAATCAACACTGGCGGCAGCCCCCTTTGTTCACATATTGTTCTTATATGTTTGACTGTCCACTTTCAACAGAATAGATATCCAAATTAGTCCACAAAAGGCTGGGGATAACTATGATCGTCACGAACATCGCGCAGCGGCTGAAAGCGCGTGCTTTCCAGCTTGATATGACGCCAGCAGCAGTGGCAGAGGCTTCAGGGCTCAACCGATCCTTCATTTACGACATCATTCGCGGCAAGTCTGTGCGGCCGAGCCGCGCCAAGCTGCAGAAGGTGGCAGACGTCTTGAAAGTCGATGTTGACTGGCTGATCGACGGTGATGGCACGATAGAGGGCGAGGCGCCCAAGATCTATTCTCCGGACACGACCTTCGTCGGCATTTCTGGCGTCAAGGCAAAGGCTTCTGCGGGTGGGGGCACGGTCGTCCATTCCGAGGATGAGCAGGCCAGCAAACTCTATCATTTCCGTTTGTCCTGGATTGAAGACGAGTTGGAAGCAAACCCGAAAAACCTCCGGATTCTGCGCGTCACTGGGGACAGCATGGTGCCCACATTGAATGATGGGGATACGATCCTGGTCGATATGGGGCGCAAGTCGCCCTATCCGCCAGGGCTTTTCGTCTTGCATGACGGCATGGGGCTGATGGCCAAACGGATCGAGCACATTCCGTCCAGCGACCCACCGCGCATTCGTGTCACCTCCGACAACCCTAACTACTCGCCCTATGAATGCGTTCTCGACGAGGTCAATATCATTGGCCGGATTCGCTGGTACGGCCGTCGGGTCTAAGCAGAGCCGCCGACATGTGGCGCCACAAACCGACATGAACCAACAACGCATTGTTTTTGCTTGTTAAACTATCGTGCGGACGACTTCTTGGGATCAAACCTGAGGAGACATCACATGAAGACTGCACCGCTTGGAAGGGCAACAGGGCCCAACCCAATAAACCCTGACCGCATGACCGCCCGAGACCGCCGCGCCGAGCTTTGCAGCTTGCTGGCCCTTGGCCTTACCCGGCTGCATGTGCGCGAGACATCAAAACCATCTGAAAATATTGGAGAAAGTTCGCTACACTTTCTGAGCGACCAGAGCGTTCATGCAACTCCAACTCGAAAGGAAAACGCATGAACAATCATGATCCAATCCCCGCGCGCATCGCCGCGTTGAAAACCACACCAACGCTGTCATTGCGCAAACAATGGGCCGAGTTGTTCGGTACCATGCCACCGCCCTTCAACCGGCGCTACCTAGAAAGCCGCCTGGCTTATCGCATCCAGGAACTGGCCTATGGTGGGCTGAAGCCCGAGACCCTCAAACGGCTGGCGCGGCTGGGCGACGATCTCGATGGTGGAGATCGCCTGAAAAGCCGCATCCGCGCCGATATCAAGCCCATCGCAGGCACAAGGCTGATCCGCGAATGGCAGGGGGTCGATCATGTCGTCACGGTGACGGTCGATGGGTATGAATGGCAAGGGCGCCCGTACAAGTCGCTGTCCGCCATCGCCCGCGCCATCACCGGCACTCGCTGGAATGGCTGGGTCTTCTTTGGCTTGAAGAACTACAGGGGGCGGACATGACCCAAGCGATCCTGCGCAAACTGCGCTGCGCAATCTACACCCGCAAATCCAGCGAAGAAGGGCTTGAGCAGGAATTCAACAGCCTCCACGCCCAGCGTGAAGCCTGCGAGGCCTATATTGCCAGCCAGCGATCCGAAGGCTGGGTGGTGCTCCGCGAACAATATGACGACGGCGGTGTGTCCGGCGGCACGTTGGAACGGCCAGGCCTCAAGGCTCTGATGCAGGACATCGAGGAAGGCCTGGTTGACGTGGTCGTGGTTTACAAGATTGATCGCCTCAGCCGCTCGCTGGCGGATTTTGCCAAGTTGGTTGAGGTGTTCGACCGCACCGGCGTCACCTTTGTGTCTGTCACCCAGCAGTTCAACACGACGACCTCGATGGGGCGGCTGACGTTGAACATTCTGCTCAGCTGCGCCCAGTTCGAGCGAGAGGTGACCGCCGAGCGCATTCGCGACAAGGTCGCGGCCTCACGCCGGAAGGGCATCTGGATGGGGGGTGTGCCACCCTATGGATACCGCGTCGAAAATCGAAAGCTCATAATCGATGAGGAGAAGGCTGAGCATATCCGTTGGATTTTCGCCCGCTTTGTCGAAATCGGCTCCGCGACGGAACTGGCGCGCCAAATCGATCAGCGTGGGCTCTTAACGCCGAATGGAAATCGGATCGACAAGAAGTACCTCTACCGGTTGCTGAACAACCGCGCCTACATCGGTGAGGCGGTCCACAAGGGCGAAAGCTATCCCGGGGAACATGAGGCCATCCTTGACCGCGTTATCTGGGACAAAGTCCATACAATCATGCAGGAGAGCCCCCGCAAGCGGGCGGCCAATACGCGCGCCGAAACGCCCGCGCTGCTCAAGGGGCTGATCTATGGCCCCGACGGGGCGGCCTTCTCACCGACCCATACAAAAAAGCGGGGCAGGCTCTATCGTTACTATGTCAGCCAGTCGATCCTGAAGCATGGGGCAGGATCCTGCCCGATTGGGCGCGTTCCGGCCGCTGAGATCGAAACCGCCGTGATCGACCAGGTCCGCGCGGTGTTTCGTCAACCAGAAATCATCGTCGGCGCGTGGGATGCTGCAAAAAGCCATTGTCGCGACATCACCCTTAATGAGGCACGCAGGGCGCTGCAG